CCCGACGCCAGTAGCCGCCGCGATCATGGGCCAATACGGCCTGATCTTCCCAACTCAATCGGGCGAGATTAGCTGGCGCCTGTACGTGCTGGCGGGCGGCAAAGTCGCCCATATCGGCAAGAGGTAGATGTGGGCCTGCTAGATCCAAACATGGACGCCAAGTCCCTTGCGGCGCAAAACACCTTCATGGGCGCGCTGCTTGGCCGATTGATGCCTACGCCGCCACTTGGCAATGGAATGGCGGCACAAGCCGCCGCGATCCTCGCCAGCCGGCCGTATCAGATTCACGTCCAAGAGGCACAAGCCCTCGGACAAACGCCCCTCACCCCGGAGCAGTTCGCAGCCACACAAGGCGGATTGCTCGGAAGCAAGTAAACGCGAACAACCCGAAAGGGATTCGACATGGAAAACACCCAAAGACCCGGAGCAGTCCTCGCCAGCATTGACCGCGACCTTCTGGCAAGCCTGCTGTGCCTGCCCGATGGCCAATTCGTCGCGAGTGCCGAGTGGTCATTCCTGAAAGACTGCCTGGAAGTGCGCATCGTCGGCGCCGGATTGCCGGTTGTTCCCGAGATGTGCAGCCCGATGCATATCAAGCCGCAAGTGCGGTCTTGGGCTGTCACCGATCTGAAGTGGGGAAGTTAGCGATGGCTGACTTTCCGGTTAAACAAACGAAGCGCAAACCCACGGGCGCCGCTGCAATGGGCGCTGGTCCAGGGCGTCCCAAGGGCTCGACGAACAAGACAACCAAGATGGCGAAGGATGCCATTGCGCTTGCGGCCGAAGGGTTGGGCGGAACCGATCGACTGATTGCGTGGGCGCAGGAAGACCCGCTTAACGAGCGGGCGTTCTGGTCAACGATTTACCCGAAGCTGCTGCCGCTGCAAGTGACAGGGCCGGGTCAAGACGGAGCACACCTGTTCGGGCTGATTGAGCGGCGCATCGTCAAGCCTGCGTGAATACGCTTCGAATCGAGACGGCGGCCGTATTCGAGCCGCTGCTAGGCCCTGCCCGGTACAAAGGGGCACACGGCGGCCGAGGTTCGGGTAAGTCGCATTTCTTCGCTGAACTGCTGGTCGAGCGCAGCGTGATGGCGAAAACGGATGCGGTGTGCGTCCGTGAGATTCAGAAGTCGCTAGAGCAGTCTGTCAAAAAGCTGTTGGTCAGCAAGATCGAAAGCATGAATGCCGGCGCGTACTTTGAAGTGCTGGACGCCAAGATCAAGAGCGCGCGCGGCGGCGTCATCATCTTCCAAGGGATGCAGGATCACACTAGCGACTCGATCAAGTCGCTGGAAGGCTATGACGTGCTTTGGGGTGAAGAGGCGCAGAGCTTGTCTCAACGCAGCCTTGACCTGATCCGCCCGACCATTCGCAAGGAAGGCTCCGAGCTTTGGTTTAGCTGGAACCCGAGCCTGCCGACTGACCCGATCGACGTTCTGTTGCGCGGCGACAAGCCGCCGCCCGGGTCCGTCATCGTTCAGGCGAACTACAGCGACAACCCGTTCCTGCCGCAAGTGCTGCGGGAAGAGTTGGAATACGACCGCAGTCGCGACCCCGAGAAATATGCGCATATATGGCTTGGCGAGTACCAGCGCAACAGCGAGGCGCGCGTCTTCAGGAACTGGGTAATCGAGGAGTTCGACCGGCCGCCCGGCACCGTGCATCGGCTGGGCGCGGACTGGGGCTTTTCCGTTGACCCGAGCGTCTTGGTGCGCTGCTCCATCGACGGCAACCGGTTGTACGTCGATTACGAGGCGTACCGCGTCGGTTGCGAGATTGTGAACTTGCCGGAGCTGTTCTTTTCCGTGCCCGAGGCCGAGAAGTGGCCGATCACGGCCGATAGCGCCAGGCCGGAAACCATCAGTCACATGCAAAAGAACGGATTTCCAAAGATGACGGCGGCCATCAAGGGCGCGAAGTCACTGGAAGAGGGCGTTGAGTTCCTTCGCAGCTTTGACATCGTGGTTCACCCACGCTGCCAGCATGTGATCGACGAACTGACGATGTACAGCTACAAGACCGATCCCTTGACCGGGATGGTGATTCCGATTCTGCAAGACAAGAACAATCACACGATTGACGCACTGCGCTACGCCTGCGAGGGCGCCAGACGTGCCGGCAAGGTGGTTAAGCGCACCGTGACCGCCCCTGCGCTTCACTGGATGGGATAACCCAATGAACACTTCCAACGCTGCGAAGCGCCGAAGCAATGAGCGACAAAGACCGGCTTAGCGACGCCAAGGAGGCGTTCAAACTCGCCTCTGACGCCGAAAAAGAGCAGCGCCTGCGGTCCCTGGACGACCTGCGCTTTGCCAAGCTGGGCGAACAGTGGCCCGAACAGGTCAAGCGCCAGCGTGAATTGGATGGGCGCCCGTGCCTGACGCACAACCGCATGCCGTCCTTCATCAAGCAAGTGGTGAACGACGCACGGCAGAACCGCCCGGCGATGAAGTTCCATCCGGTGGGCTCCGGCGCAACCCGCGAGTGCGCAGAAATCCTAGACGGCCTGGCGCGCAACATCGAATACACGTCCAACGCCGAGGTCGCCTATGACACCGCGCTGGACTTCTCCGTCTCCTGCGGCATTGGCTATTGGCTGATTCGCACCGACTACGCCGACGAGGATACTTTCGAGCAGGACATCCAGATCGAGCGTGTTTCCAACCCGTTCTCGATATATGGCGACCCGCACAGCACGGCGGCTGATTCGGCCGACTGGAACACGGCGTTCATCACCGATCTGCTGACCAAGACGGAGTTTGAGAAGCGCTGGCCCAAGGCTGATACGAGCGACTTCAACGCCGATCGCGCAGGCAAGGACTTGCTCTGGTTTCAAGGCGAGCAGATCCAGGTTGCCGAGTGGTGGTGCCGCGATGAAGTGCCGGGGCGCATCTTCAAGATGTCGGACGGCTCGATCATGACCGAGGACGAATTGGAGAAGCTCAACGAGTTTCTGCTGCTCAATGGCGTTACCCCGGTTGGGGATCGCATCGTCAAGACACACCGCGTCACGCAGTACCTACTCAACGGAACGGAAATCCTCGAGACCAACGCTTGGAAGGGAAAGTACATCCCGATCGTTCCGGTGTACGGCGAAGAGGTGAATATCGAGGGCAAGCGGTATTTCCAGAGCCTGATTCACCACGCCAAAGACCCGCAGCGGCAATACAACTTCTGGCGCACGGCATCGACGGAGCTGGTAGCGCTCGCGCCGAAAGCGCCATTCATTGGTCCGGTTGGGGCTTTTGCCACCGACAAGAACTGGGCGACGGCCAACACGGTGAGCCACCAGTATCTGGAGTTCGATGTCGTCCCTGGCGCTCCGGGCGGCGGCGCTCCGCAGCGTCAAGGCTTTACAGGGCCGCCGGCCGGCGCGTTGCAAGAGGCTTTGAACGCCTCCGACGACATGAAGAACATCATGGGGCTGCACGATGCCAGCCTCGGAGCGAGAAGCAACGAAACCAGCGGCCGGGCCATTATGGCGAGGCAGCGCGAAGGCGACGTTTCCACGTTCAACTTCATCGACAACCTGTCCCGCGGAATTCGCCACAGTGGGCGGATCATCATGGACCTGATCCCGCATGTTTACGGTGCTGAGCGGGTGATTCGCTGCATCAAGGAAGACGGCTCCAACTTCGCGATGCCGATCAATCAGCCGGTAATCCCGGCGCAGATGTCGCAGCCGGGCATGGGCGGCCCGCAACAGCCGCCGCAAGGTCCGACGCCTCAGCCTGGTATGCCGCCGATGGGCGCCCCCGGAATGCCGCAACAGCCTGAGATGGGCCAACCCGCACCGCAAGGCCAGCCGCAATATCACCCGGCCCCTCCTGGCGCCGATCAAGACCCGCAGATGGCCGGGCTCATCAAGGTGTTCGACCTGTCGTCGGGCAAATACGATGTGACGGTGGAGGCGGGTCCGAGCTTCACTACTCGCAGGGAAGAGGCAGCAAGCCAGATGATGGAATTCATGCGCGTGCTGCCCAACGCCGCGCCGCTGATTGGCGACTTGCTGGCCAAGAATCTCGATTGGCCGGGCTCGGACGAGATTGCAAAACGCCTGCAAGCCATGCTGCCCCCGCAAGTGCAGGGACATAACCCGCAAATGGCCGCGATGCAGCATCAGTTGCAGCAGCAGGACGGAATGGCAAAGCAGGCCGTAGGCCAGTTGAACCAGAAGCTGCAAGAGCTGACGCAAAAGCTCGCCGACAAGAGCCAGGACGAGCAAATTAAGCAGTACAACGCCGAAACACAGCGGATCGCAGCCTTGGCCGCAGCGGTGAAAGACGGCGTGCAACTCACGCAAACGGCCGAAGGTGGGCTGCAAGCGACGCCGCTGGTGCAGCAACAGCCCAGTCCCGATGTGGCGATTGAATCGACGCTGCGCGCCAAGGAAATCGCCCTGAAAGAGCGCGAGCTGGCCCTCAAAGAACAGGAAGTGCTCAGCAAGGTCCGTGCACAGGACACGCAAACGATGGCGCAGCACGTCGCCGAGGTTCAGGTGCCCACGCAGCAGCTCAATCAGCACCAGGCGCATCACGAAGCGATGGTGAGCGCGCTGCATCACGTCGCGCAAAGCATCGCGCAGCGGCCGGTAAGAAAGCAGGCCCGCGCGGTGAAGCAGCCCGATGGAAGTTTTGCGCTGGAGAGTGTCGAGACGCCGGTTGATGCGAACGTAATCCCGCAGCCTGACGCGGTGCAGTAATGCTCGGCTTCGGCTCGCTGGGGTTCGGGCAGCTTCCGAATCCGGATCAACGCACGCGGCTGGACCCGGGAGCGATTGAGCCGGGTAGGGCAGGTTTTGGATCAGTGATGTTCGGCGGCCCGGCGTTCCCGCCGATTCCGACGCCCGCGCCGACGCCAGCCCCGGTAGCCGACACCAACTCTGGCGGCTGGAAGTTCCCTGAACCACGCCGCAAGACGAAAGAGGACGTACAGCAAGAGCGCGTTGCCCTGGGAATCATCCCGGCGCCGGTCGAAAAGGTCATCGCCAAGGCCGCCAAGCGCGTTATCGCGCGGGCCAAGCAGCAAGACGCCAGCCCGACACCGCCCGACCCGATTCGATGGCTGCAAGCGCACCAGCTCCAGCAGCGCGCGATCCTCGCACAAGACCTGAAAAAGCAGCGCATCGAGGCCGATGCCGCGCAGCAACGCACCTACATGATCTTGCTGGCCCTCGAAATCGAGGCGCAGATATTCCGGCAGATCGAGCAGGACCGAGAAGACGAGCAGATCGTGATGCTGCTCATGGAGATGTGATGACCCCCACCAAAGACCGAATCATCCTGCGCAAGGCCCCGGAGCGCATTTCCGAGGGCGGCATCGTGCTGCCGAAGGACGAGGGCGATGACGGAACAGGCGAGGCCGTTGTCGTGTGCGCCGGCCCCGACGCGACCGTGAAGCCGGGCGACAAGGTATTGCACTCCAGTTGGCAGATTCAATCGTTCCGCTATGAGAACGAGGACTTGTTCGTCGTGAACGAGTGCGATCTGTTGGCGGTGATCGACGAATAACAGAATCTGTCGGGGTGCGGCCCGACTGATGGCGAAAGCCTTTTCCGCACGAAACGCAGTGATGCGCCG